AGGAGAGTCGGGGGTGTTAAAGCTGTACCAAAAAACCGACCACCTTTGCTCAAATTGCACTTTTGACATAATACTTGCAAATTCTGGTCATTATCAGTCCCACCGAGCCTACGCGGTATTATATGGTCAACGTGTAACTTTCCGTTATCTTGTCCGCATTGTTGGCAACAATAACCGTCACGCTTAAGTATTCGCTGTCTGATCTTTGCCCATTGACTCGACGTTCCATTATCCACAGCTGATTTCATTAGTGCCACCCCTTGTCTTTGAAGTGCTGCCATGCTAGGCAATAGTCGCCCTTATATCTATGAGCGATATACCGGATACCCCAATCGATTTGAGTATATCCGTCTAAGTTCTTTAGCTTCTTGTTACGCAGCTGAGGTATGCCATAGTGACTACCGTTAACGGCTCGACTATCGAATCTAGATTCCTTCATGTAAAGCGCATAAGCGCATTGGTATTGGCTATCTTTAACTATTCGGCTATGTAAGTAAAGCTTGTAATTATCTTTAGATGTTATTGAACTAGCCCATGTAGGACTCGGTATAGCCCACGCTAAACATAGTACGCCCGATAGTAGGACTCGCCGCGAGCTCGCCCCTCGTGGGGCTCTCGTCGAGAGAGTTGATCGTACCGACCCAGTCAAATAGGTTGCAAGCCTGAGCGTATTCTTGGGCGTTTCCAACAGGGTGTGAATAACTTTCCTAATCTGTGGATAACTATTCATCGCACTCATGGGCTTCGTCATAGTTAAACGAACAGTAATAGCAGCCCATATTCTCGCCGCATTTCCGACAATTATAAATGAATTGGATTTCATTACAGCAGCCCATGATTTGGCTTCTCATGCTGATCCGGTAATACTGATTAGCAAATGGCATTAGTCCTCATCTCTGATCGCTGCCACAATTCGCTGAACTAAAGTGCCCTCAGCTAAGTTTCCGCAACGTTCGCATATGTGCAACGGTAGAAACTCGGCTTCGACTTGACGTGCGATTAGCTCTCTAAGTTCGGCTAATACCGTTCTCATACTTGGATTACTCATTTCTTATCCTTTCCCCAACCAGTCCCGCGAAAGATGATCGCTGGAGCACTAAATACTCTTATCATTGGATAACTGCAACATAATGGCGATAAATCGCCGTTACTTGGTATTGAGTGGTTCATTTCAAGCTCGCCACCGCATTGGTCGCACCGATACAGGTAACTAGGCATTTTCAATTCCCACTAGGCAAACGCCCATAGTTCCGCAGACCGTACACTCCAGCGTTTTAACGCCCGGCGGTAATAAGTCGGTCACTATGCGCTCGACTTGTAACGTTTCGCGCTTACAGCGCCGACACTCAAATTTCAATTTGTCCATAGTTTGACTCCTTTAGATTCTCCATTGAGTTTAAATTGTGTTGGCTAACCCACCATGACTCGGATTTGTCATGCTTAAAGCGAGATGTTTTAGCTGCTCGAATCGGTATCCAGCCCTTAACGTAATACGTTGGCGATTCTCCTACTACTAGAACCGCTAAATCGTCTGCTCGATCCCTAGGCTGTAAAATCAAATGACCGTCTAGCCAGCGCGTATGCTTGATTTCGATTCGGTTGCCGATGTCTGCTCGAATTTTGAACTTATCGAGCTCGATCTTAAAGTCCTTAATTCCAAAGAACTTAGCAGCTGCTATCTCAGCCCCAAACGCCTCAGCTGTACGTTTAATCGAGTCATGTATGTTGCCGCGCATAGCTTGGTCATGAAAGTAAAAGTTTTCCTCACCCCGAAACTCACAGGTAAACGCGGCGGCTGCCGCTTGAACTTCCTCGTCGCGTGTAAGCGTGATTTTGTTTATTCCCATGTCGCGCACGTCCGGTTATTGTCCGGGCAAACCCAGCCCTTATAAGGCTTTCCAGTTTTTCCGACTCCCTCTTTACGAATCATTACGCCATGAGCACAGGATCGCCCGGTAAGGATTCCGCCAATTTCGGCAACAGCTTTAGTCATGTCCCAAGGATCAAAAGAACCGTTAGGTAGCGATTCGCTAGGTGGTGCTACTGGTGTAGCGATTGGGCGTTCTACTCGCTTCATTTCCTCAAACGACGGGCGATTTTGATTCTCGCTAAATTTGCTAAGCCCGCCCGTGTGTAAACTTCGACCTATGCTTGAGGTACTACAATTTTCAAGCGGAAAGCGATTAGCGTTTGATCTAATTTCCTCGGCAAAATCTGTCGCAAATGGTAAAGCGTCGGTTATTTCCTTATAAATGTCAGTCTGGACTATGTAGCGAGTCCCGTCCTGAAATACGATCTTTACGTCGATTCGACCATTTGGATATTTAGCCCAGAACTTTTCAATTCGCTCAGCTACGGACTCGTAGCCCTCTAGTGGAATAGCCATTAATAGCTTCTCAATCGCTCAGTAGCGGCACGAAGTCCAGCGGCTCGACCGCGATTAAACCCGTCCTTAACGCCCTCTTTGTAACCGATAGTCCAGCCGACTAGAAACCAGCCAATACCAGCGATAAATACAGCTATCGCCATTTCCAATACTGTAAACATGTTAGCTCCCGATTCCGGGTGCGACGTATTCGCTCCCTAGTTATAGGGTGAACTAAATGTCTGACAATTACAAGCCTTACGCGTATTTAACGGCGTGTCGAATTGCTTATGAGCAAGCTGTAAATTTCGTCAACCCGCTTTTCAAGGCGCGAAACTTGATCCTTAACGCTTGACCCAGAATTGGGCTTAAGCTCGCTTAGATAGTATTTAACTAAGTGTCGAATACCCGTCATAAATGCCACTAAGAGCGTGACCATAGCCACGCCCATAGCAGCCCAATCGTTACTGTTCACCTGTTTTAGCGCCGAACGTAACGTCTTTAGGATTCAGGTAACGCATTAGAAGCGGAACGACGCCAGCGAGAAAACCGTAAGCCAATTTCTTGGGATCGGTTTCGCCTGTCATGTAAACGGCTAACGCTCCCGCGAGCGCTGATCGTCCATAACTTGCCAGCATAGCCTTTAGCTCTTTCATTACTTTTCTCCTAACCCCAGAGCTTCGATTAGCTCTCGGACTTTTTTTGGGCTCACGTTAATTTCGAAATGCATTTCGTCCTTACGATTCTTATAATCGCCGCCCCAGAATAAACCGTATTTCTTAGCTAGTGCGCGAATCATTGGAACTTTCTCAGCTGGAAACGTGCCGACTTTCCCTAGAACGTGTTTAGTCGCGTTAAGGTCGATTGCTGTTCCGCTTGAGTGATTGCTTAATTTGTCCGGTACTTGGCGAACCATGCGAAAGTGATAACCCCAGTCGTCAAGCTGTCCGCCGTCGATCGGCTCGATTAGCTCGTTAAACTCTTTACAAAATCCCACGATCAAAGGTGCAACAGCTTCGGCGCAGCGAATTTTTAATTGAGTCCCCGGTATTGCGTAGGACTTAATTCCGATTTCGGCTTGATCTTTCGAAGCTGTCCAGCCGTTATAACTTGTTAGCTTCATTTAGATTCCGAGAGCTACTTTAAGTTCATCTAATGATATTCCCGCAGCTGCTAATTTATCCGTAATGGTTGGCTCGTAAAATACTGGCTTATGTTTTTTTATAACATCTAAAACAGCGTCATAATCTGATTCGGCTACTGGTAGCCAAAATTCACCATTACCGTCGACTAAAGGTAAAACTGATCTGTCAATAGTTATGCCCTTGGCTTCTATCTCGTTTACTAATTGTTCGCCGTTAAAGTTATTTGGTAAATCAAATTTTGTCATTTTTTATGCTCCTAATAGGTATGCGTAGCACCAAGTGGCGTATTCCTCAGTAGCTAAATTAACGCCACCGGAAACGTCTATTTTGACCTCAATATAATCAGTCGCAACAACATCAACAACCGTAGAAACCACTATTGAACGGCTAAACCAACGAGAATTTCCATAACGGTTCGTTACGACGGAAGCACCGTTTTTCATTATTGAGAACGTTTGTAAGGAACTTGTGTCGGCTGTAAAATTGGTTTGAGCCATAACCATATATTTTCCACCTTTACCTGATGGGATTGTTATTCGGCTGGTATTTGATGAAGTGCTATGAAAACCGTCCGTATCTAGATATTCGTTTTCCCACGTTAAAACTGTTCCAACTCCATTGTTACAAGTTTGAGTCGCTGACTTGTAAAGTGCTGTTCCGACGAAAGTCGGAGTCGTTGCAATAGTTGTCCACTCGGGAGCCGTAGCTCCTGAGTTAACCGCTAAAACTTGACCAGCTGTACCAATTCCCAAACGAACCGGAACGGTTGCGTTTCGGTAAATAATGTCGCCCGCTGTTGTAACTGTTGTCGCTGGAATTGCTGCATTTGCTGTCGTGTTTGCTGTATTTGCTAAGTCGTAAGCTGATTTAGTAGCTGTTGGAGTTGACGCTAAAACGCTCGAAGTCGTCGAAGTAGAATCGCTAAGCTGTACGACGCCCGCCGCAGCTGTTGAAGCCGCGCTAACGCCAATAGTTACAGCTCCCGAAGTGCCGCCACCTGTAATCGGTGCGGTTACGTTAACCGCTGTTATATCGCCGACGTCATTAGTAATCCAAATAAAATCCATGTTGGTATTTGAGTTTTTAGCCAAAATTTGACCAGTAGTGCCGCCCAATAAATCAGCCATTGACGTATCGACCGCCTGACCAAATACCTCAAAATCAGCTGGTAAGTCGGTAACTAAGTCCGTCGGCGTTGGCATTTGCCAGTTGAAATTGCTCGTTGGGTTTGTCATTTATTCTCCTATGCTACGACTAGCGCGGTTTCCCACGTTAGCGACCCGGTTATAGTATTCCACGATTCCCCGATAGGAACTTGCTCCCACTTCATAGCTTGAAGCGAATAACTAATCGGCGAAAGATTGAGAGTTACAGCGATTTCATTATATGCAGCTTTAAACGTCCAACCCTCGACGAATCCTAGAAAAGTACCGGACGCCATGTTTGGCGGTAAGTCGCTTATTCGAAGCGGTAAGCCCATAAACACTTTGATAAGCGAATCGCGATCCGCGTCGTCTAGCTCTGGGTTTGTAAGCTGGTAAGTGATCGACGTGAAGTTCGCTTGAGGCGTAGCTCGAAGCGTTAAGTAAAAATCGGCTTGATCTTGAGCGTCGGTTGCTTTGTCGAGTGTGGTAGTAATGATCTGGGCTAGGCGACCAAATTGCTCGACCGACGGAATATCCTCAGCGCTTACTTCACTAGACCCGTTAGCCTTATATTTAATGGTTATGTCATTACGAACGTCGCCAGCTCTAGTCTGAATCTTGAGCCCGTTAAATAGCGCCTGATTAGCTGTTAAATCTGTGTAGCCATTAGTGGCTAGTTCAATCGACCTATGAGTCGAGTCGGCGTAGCTGATAAGCCCGCTGGCGTCCTCGTATATGTAGCCCAATCCAGACGTTGCAAGCGCTGAAACCAGCGAATAAACGTCGGTGCGATTGGATGATCTGGCGTCTAGCTCATAATTGCCCGGACGATCAATTTGACCTAATCCCACGTTAGCAGCTGTCGCCCACGTTTCGCTCGGATTGTAGTCCTGCCATTGTTCGGCTGCTGGAACTTCTCCCCAGTTATTTAATAGTAAATCTTGCAAAATTTCCCAGATTTGATCGCCGTCAAAATCCTTTGACAATATGCCGTCGGTAAGCGCTTTAGGTAAGCGGCTTAGGGCTCCTAGAGCTGTGATGTTAAGGGTTTGGTTTATTGCGACGTTACCAGCTGTCGAAACTTCAATCCCGAAATCGACGACTGTACCGCCGAAAATTGGGACGAACGTATTAGTCGAATCTTTTAACTCGATCGAAACTGAGTCGTTTATGTTTATGTTAACAATAGCCTGATTAAGGTTTATCAGCTGTAAATTGCAGTAGCCCGCTTGAGCCTGTTGGTAAATGTTTGTTCGACCGCTAGTGATAGTTAGATTAGCGAGAACGTAAGTCGTGTATTCGACGCCTTGAATCCTAACGCGCCAGATTGGATTGAATACGGTCATGTAAACGCGAAGCCTTGAGCGCCATTAGTGCCGCGATAAAAACTATCGTTCAGCGTGTTGACGATTGTGCGAGCTGTACCCTCGGAATCGATAGCCCCTGAAACGTTGACGTTTATCGTTGTCGGTGCAAGTCCGGCTTCTCTTTGACGTATTGCAAACATGGCTTCTCCGATGTTGCCAGTAGTCCCGCCTAAGCCAGTTACTAAGTTATTTTGTGCGTCAGTTGGTAGTGCTACCTTGACAGCTGCTTTAACGGCTTCCTTGGTTATTGCTGCCGTTTCTTTCGCTACCTGAGTCGATACGTTTCCAGCCTCTTTAGCGATTTCAGCTTTGATTGCTGCCGCTGTTTTAGGTGTAACGCTGGCATTTTTAGCGCCACCGGTTAAGTTAATTTCTGGAATTAGAGATAAATCTTTCGATCCGGGCTTTAAATTGTTAACGATGTTATAGCCCTTGATAAGTAAGTTAACCGCAGCGATTGCTAAGTTAATTCCAGCAACGACGCCAGCGATCGCTAGGCTAACGGCGTCAATAACTAACGAAACTCCCTTGAAAGCTGCTCCCAAAGTATTGCCGATGATAGGCGCTAACAATTTCGCAGCTGACCCGATAACTCCTATTACAGCTCCAAAGAACGCAAATACGGCGTTATTATCCTCGACGAATTGTTTTAAACTTTTAAATACTGCTGTCACGCCTGTAATAACTGGAGTTAAAGTTAGCTTAAAGATTGGGACTAGGAAATCACCGATGAAACCCCAAAGTGCTTTAATTGCTGGAAGTAAAGTAACGCTAAGCAAACCCGCGTAGCTCGCAAATAATGGGACAACGTTTTTTGTAAAGTAATCCCAGAGATCGGTGAATACTGGAATAACTGAATCAGTCACGAAATCCGAAATATCTTTAAAAATTGGTTGAAGTGTTTTTCCTATATTCTCGCCTAGAGTTGTTAATGTTGGAATAAGTTCAGTAACGGCTAAAGTAACTAGCGGAGTAAGTGCGTCGAGAATAAATGAGCCAGCGGTTTCTTGTGCTTCGCTAAACGCCAGTTTCAAGCGATCCATTTTGCCCGCGAACGTTTCGGCTTTTTCCGTAGCTTGTCCGCCAAAAGTTCCAGCAAGCGTTGCGGTAATTTCCTCAAGGCTCATAGACTTGAGATCGGCTGCCGAAAGTCCGATTCCTAGTTTTCCTAAAGATGTAGTATTGCCCTCGACGGCTTTGCCCAGCGCATTAGATACGGCTTCGAGTGACTTACCCGTACCCGCGCTAATATCAAAGGCTAAACTAGCTAGTCTTTGAGCTTCTTCGACGTCGCCAGTAGCGCGAACTAATCGTTCAAGCGCTGGACGTAATTCGTCGTCCGTAATGCCCAGAGATAGTCCTTGTTGAGTAATGTAGCTTTCGGTCGCCGCGATTGTGTCGTCAGTTGCGCCAGTAACATTTTTTAAAGTGGTCGCTAGTTTTGCCTGAGCTGCTTCGTCCTCGATCGCGGACTTAACGCCGTCAACCAATAGAACGCCAGCATAAGCAAGCGCAGCTGCTCCAGCCGCAGCAAATGCCGCTCCCGCAGCCTTACCAAAACCGCCTAATTTTGTGCCGAAAGAATCAGTATCCTCGCCCGCTTGAGTCAGTCCTTTTTTTAGATTATCGACGTCCGCTAGGATCGAAAGCTTTAGCGTTCTTGATCCAGCAGCCATTAGTCGAACCTCTTAACTATGTCAGTAAATGCTTTTTCCCATTCAGTTATTAAATAGCTTTGCTCAGCTCTTAAAGTTGGATAAATGAAATAGCCCGTCGAACCTCGCCCGGTTGATCCCGACCAGATCGGGAACTGTTTAAATTTATTTGATCCAAATTCTGAGCCGCCCCATAATTGCTGAGTAGTAGCGCCGCCGCTAAATTTCTGTCCAACGAAACCAAACGAAATCTCGCCAATTTTAGACGACTTACTTACTCGAGAACCCTCAGCAATTCGACTAGCTACCGGAGCCGAATTTAATTGACCAGCTGCCGAAATGACTTTGCCCTGTAAATAACTGGCAAGCGCTCCCGATTGAGTTTTAGCTTGATCGAGAGCTTCCGCGTCCATAGCTTTAAACGCCCCAGTAATGGCGCGAAGTTCGGCTTTGTCGTACTGGACGACTTCCTTACTTTCCGCCATTTCGTTTCTCCAATATCTCGAGCGCTGTCAATATATCCGCCGCGTCAACCCACTCACTCATTGGTATTCCTGTCACGATCGACAGTTCAACGATTAAGTAACTTAGGCTTCCTCGGCTGTAACTTTTGGGCTGTCAGTTTCTCCGACCGTAATATCGACTACCATTTCGCACCATACTTCATAAGGTTTGACTGGCTTACCAGCTGCCTCACGCTTTAGAGCGTTCCATGCTAAGAACATTAGGTCGGATATACCGATCTTTTCCTGAGCTTGTTGAATTGTGTAACCTGTTTTCTGCTCCCACTTAGCAAACTCTGGTGGTTGCGCTGTCGTGGTTACAGTATTTCCGTCACTCGTTTCGATATGTATTTGTAGTCTCATGTGCTCCCGATTTCTTTTCTTATAGTGTTGGTGTGGTTACGCAAGTAAAGCTGAGCGAAACTGTCTGAGCGTCTGGAGCTGTGCCGCCAGCGCTTGGGAATATAGGCTGCACGTCGAAGTTAAATACTGATCCGCTCGCAGCTGTGAAAACTACCGCTAGTGGAGTATTTGGAGCGCTGTCTGCCGCGTTCCATAGTGAAGCGCAAAGAGAGCCGCCAGCTGGCCAATCGGCAAGCATTTCGACGTCGAAAGTTCCTTGTGTATCCGTAGTAAAGTAAGCCTTACCGTCTAGTGTCTGGTAAGTGTTTATCGTTGACTCGATTGTTAGAGTCGCGCTTGTAGCTTGAGCGTCGTATGTATCACCGTCAATAGTGAAAGTAATATCGCGCCCCGTTACGATTGTTGTTGGCATTTTTTTCTCCTAGTTTTCTTGTTTGTAGTAAGTGCTAACGTCAATATCCGAAATAAGTAAATTACTCGAACCTAACGTAACAATCGACGGACGCGATACGTCGCCGACTATGTATCCCGACGGAATAGCCGCGAGAATCTGTATGACTAGCTTCTCGAGATTATCGAGAGCGCCCGCGTTATTGTTATACGCAACGGCGGCTGAGATTGTAAAATTTATTTTAAGTTGAATCGAGCTGCTGATTAGCGTCGTTTCCAGATACGGAGTACCCGGCACGATGATCGCAGCGGGCGGGATTACCGCCTCGGGTACTGATTCATAGACCGACGCGGTTACGCCAGCGAGAGCGGTCGCTAGTGGCGCACGAACGTTAGCCTGAATACTTGTTGGAGTCGGCATTTATTGACCCATAGTTTCGACGTCAATAAACGGAGCCAATAAACCGATTACGCGATTCTGAAGTGAGCGACCTAATACCTCTC